GAGTATTTGCGGGCGGGATTCACGGAAGATCAGGCCATAAAGTTGATTAAATAATCCATCACTTGAACTTTTAGCTTGCAAATAGCTAAAATAGTGGTAAAAATATAACCTATGAGAGAACTAACACCAAAACAGGATATGTTTGTAAAAGAATACCTTATCGACCTGAACGCAACAAAGGCCGCTATTAGGGCAGGGTATTCGGAAAAGACGGCACATGTCATTGCAAATCAGTTACTTAACAAAACTTTAGTATCTGATGCGATTAAAAAAGCACGTCAAGAACAGTCAAAAAGGACGCTTATCACAGCCGATGATGTGATTCAGTCAATAATTGATATTAGGCAGATGGCTATTAATTCAGATAAATTGTCTGATGCACTGAAAGCTAATGAACTTCTCGGAAAGCATTTAGTCTTGTTTACCGATAAGTTACAGTCAGAAGTTCAGGTAAAGATTAAAGAGTTACCGGCCAAAATTGACGAGTTTTTATAATGCCATTATCTCCAGTGCAAAAGGCATTTGCAACGTGCCGTGATCCTTTCCCTTGCTTCTGTGGTGGATTCGGAAGCGGTAAAACAGCGGCTCTAGTGGCAAGGGCGATGGCATTAAAGGCTCATTTCAGAACTTGCGATATTGCCTATTATTTGCCAACGTATCCGCTTGTTGAAGATATTGCATTCAGGCGCTTTCCTGAATTATGCGAGCGTAAAGAGTGGTCTTACAAAATCAATAAAGCATCGGCATATATTGAGTTTCCTAACGCTGGACGTATCGTATTCAGGACTATGGAAAACCCTGAACGGATAATTGGTTATGAGGTCGCACACTCGCTGCTTGACGAGCTTGATACGCTGAAACCGGAAAAAGCGCGGGATGTATGGAACAAGGTTATAGCTCGTAACAGGCAAAAGTGCAGCATGGCAAATACGGTCGCCGTTGGAACTACACCTGAAGGATTCGGATTTGTTTACGATAGGTGGGTAAAGAATAAAGTACCTGGTTATACGTTATTCAGGGCTAAAACTTCGGACAACGCCGCTAATCTTCCGGCGGGGTATATTGACAACCTGAGAGGTACTTATCCAGACAATTTACTGCTTGCGTATCTTGACGGAGAGTTTGTTAATCTTACTTCCGGCAGCGTTTACACGAAATATGACAGGCATTTAAACGGGACTCATGCCAGGATTGAACAGGGCGAACCGCTACATATCGGAATGGACTTCAATGTACAGAATATGGCCGCTTGCGTATGGGTAATACGTGATAATAACATTTTCGCTGTTGACGAACTAACCGGCATATTTGATACTCCCGCAATGATACAGGCAATTAAGAATCGTTATCCAGATCATTCGATTCTTGTCTATCCCGACGCAAGCGGGAGAGCGCGGAAAAGTAATAATGCTAGCGAGTCTGATTTATCGCTGTTGCGTGATGCTAAATTCTCAGTTATGGTGAATGGTAGCAATCCGGCTGTTAAAGATCGTGTGCTTGCCACTAACCGGATGATACATATCAACGGAGAAAGGCGGTTAAGGGTGAATGTAGACCGTTGTCCATCGCTTGTTGAAGCTCTCGAAAAACAATGCTATGACAAAAATGGAGAGCCTGACAAGTCAACAGGGCTTGACCATATCATAGATGCTGCAACGTATATGGTAGCGTACAGATTCCCCATTCAATCCAGAAATACACAGCAAACAGATATGTTCCTGTAAGGAGCGCACATGGCAGATACACGCAATCCAATAGAAATACCCTCTCCTCAAGTCGCTGAGCATGAAGCAAAGCGGCAACTCGCCCGTGACATATACGGTGGTACTGATTCAATGATCGCAGCGGGGCAGACGTGGTTGCCTAAGCATCCCGGCGAATCAGATACTAACTATAAAATACGCCTCAATTCATGCATCCTTACTAATTTCCTCGCACAAGCCGTTGATAAACAAACTGGAAAAATATTCGCAAAGCCTATTGTGCTGAAAGAGAATGCCCTGGCTGATATTGTGGCTATTTGCGAAAATATCGACCGGCAAGGACGTAATCTTGATTCTTTTATTATGGATGTAGTCAAGTGTGCATTTGTTGACGGTATCGGCTATATCCTGTGCGATTATCCAAAGATCGAGGGAGCATTGACGCTTGCTGACGAAAAGCAGCTTGGAGCAAGACCATATGCGATTAATATCAAGGCTGAGGATATTCTTGAAATAGCCTCAGAGATGATAAACGGAGTACAAACCGTAACCCGTATCAGGTTTGAAGAGGAATATTATAAGCCGCTCGAATCCGGTTATGGTTATGAGGAAATAGAACAGATAAGAGTATTAAAACGCAATCCAGATGCAACGATTAGCTTTGAATTATGGCAAGAGTTTGAAGCTGCAAACGGGACTACAGAATGGCGCATGATTGAAGAAGGTTTAACCACGTTCAAGCGCATTTATATCGTGCCTATTTACACAAACCGCACATGCTTTATGCAGGGATTGCCGCCTAATCAGTCGATTGCAGAACTAAATCTCAGGCATTGGAGAAGTACAAGCGAGCAGATCAACGCTCTGTCATTTCAGCGATTTGCTATGCTATCGGCTGTAGGTGTACAGGATGAAGATAAAATAGCAATCGGGCCGTCAAAGCTATTACGCTCCCTGAATCCTGACGCTAAATTTGGCTATATAGAACCAACAGGGAAGGGCGTGGAAATGGGGCGGCTTGACCTTGAGTCAATCGAAAAGGCGATTGAAACCGCTTCTGCAAATTTGAGAATAGAGCGCGGTGGACAGGTAACAGCTACAGCTGCGGCGATAGATAGCACAGATAGCAACGCAGGGCTCAAAGCTATCGCACTTGGGATTCAGGATAGCATAGAACAGATGTTTATGTACTTTGCAGAAATGCTCGGTTACGGCGCTGATGCTGGCGGAGAGGTGGAAGTCAATACAGACTTCGGAGAGCGTAAGGGTACTGACTCAGGACTACAGGAACTTACTAAGGGACGGGCTATAGGTGATGTATCACGCTCACAGTGGCTTGAGTCGATGATATGGCGTGGCGAACTTCCGCCAGACTTCGATAAAGACCTCAATCAGGAAGAGCTTGACGGAGAAGCACCCGCAATGAGCATGATAGATATAACCCCACGGCAGAAACAGAAAACCATTACCCGTAATGCTGACGGGAGTATGACCATGACGGAGGCGTAAACATGGAACAGGGGCTCAATCCACAATGGAAACTTGATACATTAAACGCCGCGCTAAAAGGTGGGCAGAAGATCCGTCTATTTACTGCAAACGGCATGGAAGTTAATGCACCAGGGTATGAATCAGGCGGGAAAGCGGTGCAATGCTACGCGGTACTTGACGGAGATACTGCTGTAATATCGTTCGATCCTGTTATATGGCCTCAGTCCTCAATTACTGCGCGATACGCAGAAATTAGTGGTATTGCTACTTTCGACTTTGGCAAAGAGATCACCAGCGTCAACGATTCATTCACATTGACACCTCCTGAAGCTACAGCAAAGTCCGGTTTGATAAGGTGGGCATAATATGGCCGGTTCAGTCAAGCATAACGCACAATTCAGCCGCTTAGGCACTGATGCAGAAGCCGAAACCGCGTGGGAAGAAGAACACGTTATTACCGGAGTGGTGTTATCGGTAAACGGCCAGAGCCCTGATATTAGTGGCAATGTCACTGTTGGAGGTGTTGGGGGTGGAGATGTTGTTGGCCCCGCTTCTGCTGCCGCTGATGACATAGCTCTATTCGATGGTACAAGTGGAAAACTGATAAAAGACAGTGGGGTAAAAATTACCGCATTTGCGCCTTCTTACCACAACCACCAAGCCGGTATTGAGGGCAGCCCCACTATCACGGAAGGCACAGGCACGTTCACTGTAGCGTCAGGTGAAGCATGGTTTTTTACTGATAGCACCCGTGAAACTTTGGCCCTACATACTATAACCGCATCTGGCACGATGACTCCCACCGATGACCAGACGGGGTATGTGTGTGCTGATAGAGATACTGATACATGGGTTATACTGTCAACCATTGCCGATATTGATTATCTCCGTTATGTGCCGTATTTCATCGTATTTAAACGTGCTGGCAGCAACAACCTTCACACAGAAGTAATATCCCTTAAAGCCCACGGGGAGGTAGAGTCTAACTATCACAGGACATTACACACAAACAAATACGGGCGTGAGTCAGGGCTTGATGCTATAGCTGTTGATGGCACGTTAAACTTGACCTGTAATGCAGGTATTGTGTGGGCTGTCACAACACCGTATGACATTCTAGCTGTTACTACAGCAACTCGACAGTTTGAATGTGAGCGCGATGGTACGGTTACAAGCCATACCTCTCCTATCATCCGTAACGATGTGTACGATGACGGCACAGGTTTTCAAGCACTCACTACCGGAGAGTTTGTTATCAACTGGATATGGAGAGGTATTGAGTCACAAGATCATGTCTATACCATGCTTTCAAATAAGTTTACCTCGGCAGAAGCAGCGCGTTCAACTAACAATATTGGCGCAATACCTGACCTTATTAGTTCTCACGCGCTTCTTATTGGCAGGGTGATTGTTGAATACAACGGAGTAGTGGACGCTGGTAATATTGAATCCGCCTTTTCTGAAACTTTCAGCGCGGCAAGTGGTATCACTCAGCATAACGATTTAAGTGGCATCCAAGGTGGGTCAAGTGCCGCGAGTGAGTACTATCATGTCCCAGCACAGATATTCAGCAATCTAACGAGCGGTGTTTATCAGGCCACATCTGCGACAAGTAACATAACAAGCAATGCATTCCCATCGGCAAACACTACTCAATTTGCTGGGACAAATTTCGCCGGTACAAATATCAGCGGCACAATGGGTACAAACGGCCTATCACTCTCAGTTGCCGCTGGTGGTGGCGGTGCAGACGGATATAACATTATTGCTGCGGGTGGTAGTACTGCTGCGTCAACCGGAACAATCAACTTCAGCAATAGCAATGGGGTTTCGTTTGGCTTAAACGGGTCTGTAGTTACGGCTTCGCATAACGGACTGACTACAGCCGCGCTGAGTAATCATACTCATTCGGATTTATATATTGCCAAGGGTGACAGTACCGCTTATCAGACCGGAACACTGGCTAATACATTTTTCCAAACCGCCAATAGTTCTAATCTTGTAGCTGTTACAAGATCGACTGAATGGGCAACATCCGTATTATCTGGTACATCCAATAATCTTGCTGCTGCTACACACACACATAGTCAATATCAATCAACAGGGGCTTATCTCACAACTGCAAAACAGTCCAACGCTCCAATGGTAACACAGTGGGTTGCTGGATCGGTGACACAGAACGGAAGCAATAACCAAGTAGTGTTTACTGGAAGCAATGGCATATCTGTACATGGTAACGGGTCTACTATCAGTATATCTCTCATCGACAACCATCATGTAGAGGGATTGATGCTGGCTGGCAACAATTTCGGCACGGCATATAGTATCATGTCGTCTGGCAGCCAGACCATAAACTTTGCGGGTGCAATCAGTGGTAGTCAAAATGGTAATGCCTTCACAATCTCTGCTCCTACTCAATCTGTACAGACTCAGAACAGTGTGCTTGTAAATGGTCAGTCTGGGGCTATAACTGTTGCCGGTACAAATGCGGGAGCTACTGGTGTTGGAGTTACAGTCAACTCAAGCGGAGTAAGCGTATCTGCTGTTACTAACTACTCCACAGGCTACTCAGCCAAAGCCGAAAGCACACACGTACACACGATACAGACAACTACCATTGCGGGTTCAACTGTTGCCATTACTAATGCCTCCAACGGCGCAACTATAGCTATGCCTCCGTTTATCACGACTTATGCCGCTCAAACTGCCGACACTAACAAAGTGGGTATTGGCAACGTATCAACAGTGTCAACGGCTGGCGTGAACATGACAGGTAGCGCAGACACGAACGGTGTAACGCTTGCTGTCCCTGCATGGTTGACTAATGCTGGAGGTGGCGGTAACACTGTAACAATCAGTGGTTCGAATGGTTCTATTCAAAGCAACGGGCTGTCATTCCTTGGTTCGGGTGTCGCACAGGTTTATACGACTACTGGCAATCAGTTCGTTGTCTCCGTGCCGTCCGGCGGCGGAGCTGGTGACGGTTGGAATCCTATAGCCGCAGGTGGGTCAACGGCAAATAGTACACAATCAATTGTCTTTGGCAACGCTAACAGTATGAGCTTCTCTTTGAACGGGTCTACGATTACAGGTTCCTTTGATGGGCATACAGTTCTTTCTAATGCATCTATCCTTGTAACAAACGGAAACAGTGCCTCTTTTCTAGGCCAAGATGGTGCGTACCATTCAGTAGCAGGGGGTGGCGGAGCGGGAGTTACCGCTTCACGTATTTATCCGTTCCCAACTACTCCGGTTACAACAGTGGCACAGAGTCAGAATACCATATTCCTGAATCATTTTATAGCACCGCACAACGCTTCATTCAGCAAGGGTGAAAGCTATATCAGTATTGGTGTTGGCTCTACTACTTCAGGCACACGCCGTTGCGACATGACTGTAAGGCTTGGTATCTACACCTACAACAACTCTACACTTTCCCTATACGCATCCGGTAGCCAGACATACCAAGTAAGCTGTACCTCTAACGCTACCGCCTCTCATGCCGGTATAAGGGTATTGAGTGTACCTATCAGTGGCATGTTCAGTCAGGGTGTTCCGTATGTAATAGCTCACTGTATCAGTACAAACGCACTCACTTCAGTAACTCTCGGCCCGATATATGCCACAGGTTTAACGGTGGCGGGAGCTAACGATTTCGGGGTGTCAACAAACAACTCCAACAGACAATGGTATCCCGGCGAAGGGTGTTTCGCTACGTCATCGGGGGCAATGCCACAGAGTATTCGCATAGGCACAGATGTACTTGGTTCTGTGCCATTCAGACGGCCTTGGATCGAATTTATGAATGAAAGTTTGGGGTGATAAACATGGGACAATTTGAGATTAGAAATGTTGACGGGGTTGACTATTACATGCTAACTTCCTTTGCCGAAAACTTCTGGTTCGTTACGGCAGTAGGTGATCCACTTGCTCTCGTCAAAATCATAAAAGCACCATAGAAAGAGAGGTTCGTTTGAAACCCGAAATAATAATCGGTGTAGACCCCGGCAAGCACAATCAGGATATGACAGGTACACTCGTACGACTTGAGAGAGAAGGTGCGTATAAGGATATGTCCACCATCCTCATTATCCCTTGTATAGGGAGTGTTCCAGTAAAAGTGGTATCCTCTTGGTGGAATATGTACTTTCCCCCCAACCAGAAGGTTATCAAGATGTATCCGACAGGTATGGAAGTGGGGGCGGCTTACAGCGAATGTATCGAAATGATACTTAACCACCCTGACCTATCCAAGTACAAATACATTATGACACTGGAGAGCGACAATGTACCACAGCCAGATGCCGCAGTTAGGTTACTTCAGCAAATGGATGCACACCCAGAGTACGCCTGTATCGGGGGGCTATATTACACCAAAGGAATTTCTGGACAACCGCAATGTTGGGGAGATATTTCCGACCCCGTACTCAATTTCCGGCCAGTTCCGCCCCGGCCTAATGAACTTATAGAAGTAAATGGCACCGGAATGGGCTGCAATATTTTTCGTCTGGACATGTTCAGGGACGAGCGAATGAGAAAGCCTTGGTTTAAGACTACGGCAGATCAGAAGGACGGCTGTTTCACTCAGGATTTATACTTCTGGGTCGATGCGAAAAAAAACGGGTATAGGTGTGCAATCGACTGCGGATGTTTAGTCGGCCATTACGAACAATCCACCGATATTACATGGTAGGTAATGACCTACAGAAAGAAGATAAAATGAGTGAATCAATTAAATTAAACATCGGCTCCGGCCCTAATCCAATGGACGGCTTCATATCCATCGACACAATCAAGTTTAACAATGACATAGTAGTATGCAATACCGCCGAACCTAAATGGCGGTTTGAAAAAGATTCCATTGTAGGTCTGATTGACGGCGAAGGTATAGAGATTGGTAAAGATTACAAAGAACGGTCTTTTATACTTCCTGACAATTCGGTTGACGAAGTTCACTGCTCTCACATGATTGAACACTTGACCGCACAGGAGCGTATCCACTTCATAAACGAACTATATCGGGTGCTAAAACCAAAGGCGAAAGCCACTATCATAGCACCTCACTGGGCAAGCTGTAGGGCTTACGGCGACCTTACACATCAATGGCCGCCTGTGAGCGAGTTTTGGTTCTACTACCTCAGTAAAGAATGGCGGGCAACTAATGCCCCCCACAGTACGTATAATGAAGATGTAGACTTTGAATGCACATGGGGCTATTCAATGAATCCCGCTATAGTAACACGTAACCCTGAGTTTCAGCAGTATGCAATGGCTAACTTCAAAGAGGCTATCACAGATTTACACGCGACATTGGTGAAAAGAGGTTAAATGAGCTTTTTCGGCGGAAATTTCTTTGGGGGTAGTTTTTTTGGGGGCGCCATCTCTCAGGGAATACAACTTGCCGGAGGTTTACTTAAAAAGGCTTTCAGAACTGGAACAGCCGATGTAAAGTTATCCGGTATTTATTCCCGAACTGAAACCGGCTTACTATCTGCTATTGCAAAAATACGTCCGGCTGTAAATGTAACACTATCATCCATCTACACTGCGTCCGGTATCGGTATTATTATCGCGTCCGGCAAGGTATCAATACAAGCTGTCGCCCAGTTATCAGGGCTGAATACGCTGCTATCCTATACCGGCACTATCACCGCCGGAGTACAGAAAAACGCACGACTAAAATCAATTATGTCACGCACTCAACTCTATTACCTCAGGGCAGACGGCGAAATAAGTAAACCGGACGACAGCGATATGATTATGCTGTTAATGGCGCAATAATGGGACAGGTGCTATCCTTTCCTGAGCCTGTTGAAACTGAGGTTTGGATGTGCCGTTGCGGATGTGAACTGTTTTATATCACCGCTGAGTCGATAGTATGTAGCCAGTGCGAAACGGAGCAAGTGTTTTATGCCTGTTGAACTGAATCAGGACATATTTGATTTTATGATACGCAATCAAATCGCTACTGGCCGTTATGCCAACAAGGTTACGCGGGATATTATTGCTATCCTTAACCAGGCCGATAAAGAGATCATCGACAAAATAGCTAAAACCAACGGAGAGTGGACAAAGGCGCGGCTTGATAAATTGCTCGAATGGATACGGGAAACAAACGCGGCTTTTTATACCGATGCAAACGTAGAGATGAAACAGCAGATGTTTGACTTCGCGGGAGTACAGGCTACAGCGGCAACGTCATTACTCGCAAGTCAAGTACCGGTAAATTTTGACGTAATAGGAATGACAAATGCTCAGTTACGGGCGATTGTAGATAAAACTCCTATTACGGTAGGGGCTGACAAAAAGCTACTGCTTGAAGAGATATTCCAGAGTCTTGCCGCTGGTAAGGAAGAACTTATACGCGGGGCAATCCGTTCTGGCATGGTACAAGGAGAATCCATACCGGAATTAACACGGCGGTTAATTGGTACACGCGCTAATCGCTATCAGGACGGTATACTTGAAACTTCACGCAGACACGCCACTACGATGACACGTACCATCACAAATGCAGTTGGTAATAACAGCATGATGGCTACGTATGAAGCGAATAGCAGTATTGTGGCAAAGTGGGTATTTACGGCTACACTTGACGGACGGACGAGTATAACATGCCGATCTCTATCCGGGAAAGAA